CCTCAGTTTGACTTGTCCTATTTATATGCTAGCACCAAGGGGGCTTATAGCGGATATGGGACGCAAAAATAAAAGACGGAAACAAAAACCGCCTTTGCTGCCCTGGAACCGAGAGCCGGAACTAAATCACGGAAGGGGGACCGTCCCTCATCGGAGCCGCTGCGCATTCTGCGGGCGGCTCTTGGATGACGGGGACTTTTACTGGTTTCCGGATGAGTTCGGGCAGTTTGTGCGGAAGTGCAAGAACGAGCGGGATTGCTCCGCTCATCGTAAAGACGAAGCCGAAAAGGCGTTCCGCCGTGCTTTTAAGGGAGGTAGTTCAAGGCGACGATTAGAGCACGCACGGAGGAAATAGCATGGCAGGAGGCATCAAACTGTATAACTGATTCATAGCGGACAGGCTGGCAAGGCCTGTCTGCTGTTCACGTTTACGAAGGAGGCTATCATGTATCATAACGACTATACCGTATTAGTGAAGGAATATCTGAACCGTTATAATGAATTCAAGCAATATGTGGCGAACGTCGAGGCGGAAATCGAAGACTATAAAGAGATGCTCAAGCTCTCGGCCGTCCCTAAGGTTCCCAGCCTGTCTCCAGCCGGCGGTTGTGGTGGTGGGGATGGGGCCAGCCCGCAGGAACGGGCGTATTTTAAGCAGGAGGACTTGGAAAAGCGTCTCGAAGACAGTTATCAAGCCCTTCTGAAAGTACTGCCGAAGGTCCGCAAGCTGGACCGGTCCCTGGATGCGCTGAAAGTGACGAATCCCGTGGACTATCGCATCATCCGCGCCCGATATATCGACGGCTCGTCCTGGGAAAGCACGGCCCGTTATGCCGGTGCCAGCGTGACCTACTGCCGGGCGGAAGCCAAGAAGGCACTGCGGCGGCTGACTGGAGCCATGTTTGGCGAAGAATCCATCCCGATGCAGATGAGCCTGGTATTTATTGACGGCAGCGAAACGAAGGGAGACGACCATGAGGGAAATTGTGGATAACTTTTTTTTCGTGTCGTTTTTTGACAGAATCGCGCAGAAAAAAATATATTTGAATACGGAAAAAGTTGGTCGGACGTGGTACGATAATAGCGTGAGAGTTGGGGATGACGCGAGGGGCTCGTGTCACGCACCAGTCCATTAGCTGCCCTTGCGCATCCCACACACTGTCACCAGATACGCACCTCCTTTCTATTAAGGTTGCGGTACATGGATAGTCATGGCGCCGCTACCCATGTACTGCTATACGGCGGAGTAGCTCAATGGTAGAGCCAAGGGGCCTCCTATGTTGCTGGTTCGAGCCCAGCCTCCGCCCTCTCCTTTTTGGGGCGTATCTATCGTAGGGACGTAGCTCAATGGGCAGAGTAGTGGTCTCCAAAACCATTTGTTGAAGGTTCGAGTCCTTCCGTTCCTGCCAGCCATGGAAATGTGGCCGAGTTGGCTAAAGGCAGCTTCCCGCTAAGGAGCCGGACGAGGCGGTCTCGTCCCGATGGTTCGAATCCATCCATTTCCGCCAAATACATACGGATAGGGACTTAGTTGCGCGTGTCTGAGGCGGACGGGACATGGCAGCGGGTCCCTTTTTCATTGCAGGGAAACAACGAAGGTGGGTGGTGATTATGTGAGCGATAAAAAGCGGGATAAAGCGTACAAGGATTACTGCAATGGCATGAAATACAGAGACATTGCGGTAAAATACGGCGTATCTTTATCTACGGTTAAAAGCTGGGCCACACGCCACTGGAAGGTTGCAGTCAAGGATAAAAAGTTGCAACCGCAACCAGAAAAAGTTGCAACCTTGCAACCAAAGAAAAAGTTAAAAGACAAGCTGCTGGAATCGGTCAATGACAATGAAGAACTGACTGAGAAGAGGCGGCTTTTTTGCTTGTATTACGCCACTTCCCACAATGCGCTCCAGTCATACCTGAAAGCGTATAAATGTGATAAAGAGACGGCTATGGCGAGCGGCTCAAGATTGTTAAGAAATGTTAAGGTCCAGGCGGAAGTGAAACGGCTGCGCCAAATCATGCAGTATCATCTGGACGTCGGCGTTTCCGACCTGGTGCAGTACTGCTTAAAGGTCGTCGGGGCAGACCTGGGCGACTACGTCACCTTTAACGGCTTTAACGTCAAATTGGCGGATAGTAAAACCGTCGACACGTCCGTTGTGTCTGAGGTCAAGCAGGGGAAAGACGGCATCAGCATCAAAATGGAAGACAAGAAGTGGGCCTGGGAGATGCTGGCCAAGTACCTGGGCTTCGATGCCATGGAAGAACTCAAGAAAGAAAAACTCAAGGCCGAGGTAGCCGAATTGCGCACGGATAACGATGAGGAGGATATTACCTTTGAATTCTCACGAGAACCGAAAACGGAAACGAAAAGTTAATATTGCCGATTTGATTGCCCCATCGTTCGATGAGGTCTTTTTTGACGTCGAACAGCACCTGCATACCTTTTATCTGCTGGCCGGTGGCCGTGGCAGTGCCAAGTCATCGTTTGTGGGCGGTATCCGTATCCCCTTATCGGTAATGGAAGACCCGAATATCCATGCTGTCGTCATTCGTAAAGTTGGCAACACCATCAAGAACAGCGTCATGCCTCAGATTATCTGGGGATTGGAGCAGTTAGGTATCCTTGACCGATTCCGCATCAGAATGTCACCACCAGAGATTACATACAAGCCGACAGGGCAGAAAATTCTTTTTTTCGGGCTGGATGACCCGGCGAAAGTTAAATCCATTAAGCTGCCGTTTGGTTATGTCGGCATCGTGTGGTTTGAAGAATTAGACCAGTTCAGCGGTATGGAAGAAATCCGTAATGTACTGCAGTCCCTGCTTCGTGGCGGCCCGTCTTACCTGGTATTTGGTACATACAACCCGCCTAAGAGCCGGAATAACTGGGTGAATGAAGAAATACTCATGGATGATCCGGATAGACTGGTACACCATTCGACCTATTTATCCGTACCGAAGGAATGGCTGGGGCCGCAATTCCTGGCCGAAGCGGAAAAGCTCAAAGCCAAGAACGAGACGGCATATAGACATGAGTATCTAGGCGAAGTTACTGGTACCGGCGGGGCTGTCTTTGAGAACGTCGAAGACATGGCCATGAGTGACGAACTTGTCGGAAATTTTGACAGGTTGTACTATGGCCTGGACTTCGGCTTTGCCGTGGACCCGCTGGCTTATGTCGCTATGTACTACGACGCAAAACGAGAAGATTTGTATATATTTGATGAGCTGTATAGGCAGAAGATGACGAACAATCAGGCGGCTAAGGCCATCAAGCTTCGCATTAACGGTGGACGCATCCTGGCCGATGCAGCCGAACCGAAGAGCATTGCCGAAATGAGCGATTATGGGCTTCGCATTTCTGGTGCCCGCAAAGGCCCGGACAGTATAGACTTCGGGATGCGCTGGCTTCAGAACCGCGCGCATATCTACATCGACAAGCGGCGTTGCCCGAATACGTACAAAGAATTCGTCGCTTACGAGTATGACCGCAACAAAGACGGCCAGTTCATCAGCGCTTACCCAGATGCCAATAATCATAGTATCGACGCGGTACGCTATGGGCTGTCTGAAATCATGAACCGGGATAAAATCGTATCCCGGCGCGTTAATTTTTAGGAGGGAGTTTTTATGGATTACACGCTGCTCAAAGACGCTTATTATGGGTCCGGCGGTTTTGAAACGGGCCAGTACCTGAACAAGCACAAACGGGAAGCAGATGATGATTACCGCTTCCGCCAGAAAAACGCATACTACTTGAATTATTTCAGCCCTATCGTCAACGCCCTGGTAGATCCTATTTTTAAAAGGCAGCCGTTGCGTGACTATTCCGGGCCGGCGGCCCCGACCATCAAAGAATTCTTGAAAGACGTGGATACCAGTGGTACCGACATCCATATGTTCATGAAGCGGGCCGCTATCATGGCCAAGGTCTACGGCGTGTCGTTCATCGTCATCGACAACGTCCGTGAGCTACAGGCGCGGACGCTGGCCGAAATGCTGCAGCAGCGGGAATTCCCCTTTGCTTACGTACTGGTGCCGCAGGATTTAGTGGAATATGGCGTTGATAAGACGGGTGCCTTACTGTACATCCAATTCCAGGAAGTTGCCAGTATCAAGGACGGCGCGCCTCAATATCGGTACGTCTATTATGACCGGAAGCGCTGGGAAGTCTGGGGCGATGAACTCATGAAGTCGTCTGGCGAGCATGGTCTTGGATGTGTGCCAGTCGTACCTCTCTTTTCGCGGATGCTGGAGCAGAAGACAATGCGCCCGGTGCCGGACCTGCTGCCGATTGCCCGGACGGCCAAAGCCTTGTACAATCATTGTTCCTGGCTGGGTGAAATTTTGCGGAACCAGACGTTTCCGCTGCTGACAATCCCATCACTGGACGTCAATGACCTGGTCGTTGGGACGAACAACGCGCTGGGGTATAACCCAGACTGTAGTCATGCGCCGGCATTCATTGCCCCGCCGTCTGATCCGGCGACGGTCCTGCAGAACCAGATTGCGTCCCTCATCCAAGAAATGTATCGCATGGCCAACTTGTCCTTCGTCATCAATACGTCGCAGAACAACAACAGTGGCATCGCAAGGCAGTGGGAGTTTGAACGGACAAATCAGCAGTTGGCCAACTTCTCTTTGCAATGTGCCAGAGCCGAAGAGTCTGTTATGGAAGTCGTGGCCAAGGGGCTGAACAGCGATATTGAATACACCGTAACGTATCCCGACGACTTCGGCATTGTTGATGTGGCTAATGAATTGACCCAGGCGCAGATGGTCCTGGATATGGATCTAACAGACGGCTTGCGGGAAGAAGTGCTCAAGAAAGTTATGGCAGCTTATTGTCCAGACATTCCTGACGAGCGCTTCGATGAACTCATTGAGCAGATGCAGAAGTCAGAGGACGATAAGACGAATGCAGAGCCGACGGCCCCCGAAGGACCGCCAGAAGAGCCACCAACACCTAAGCCAGGCGAGGACAAGCCTGACGGGAGTGATGCTTGATGAAAAGCCCTATTTCGGGAATCTTGAAGCGGTTTAGCCAGGTATTCCAGCGGGCCGTTGACGCCGTTGCCCTTTGCGTCATCGACAACTTGGATGAAGATGGGGATGTCAAGGCTGTTGTAGAACAGGCCTGGCTTACCTATAAAATCAGCGATGTCTTCATGGATGCTGTCAGACAGGCTGTAAAAGAAGCATGTGAAGCCGGTTATGGCCAGACCATTCCTCTGCTCCCTTCGCAACTCGAAGAAGCCTGGGATGCGTCAGGGATGACTTTGTCGAAGAAACTCCATGGCGCTGACAAAGAAATGCGCGCCCGTGTCGTCAGTACCATCAAGGATCAGCTGAAACAGAACCGTCATGCCATACAGGCGGCCCGGCAGTTGTATGATGGATACCGCAGCGGGCAGGCTGTCGTCAGACGGCAGGAAATGCCGAAGTATTTGCAGGATATTGTGAATTTTGCCAGGCGGTCGGATCTGACTGCCGCAGATAGGGCACAGATGCTCCAGCTCGTCCGCAGAGCCTGCCGACAAGTAACGCTGATAGGAGAATATGGCGCCCCGAACAAAGCCCTTAAAACGGCGTACAGCGAGTTATTGAACGCCGTGGCCGATGGAAGCGAAAAGGCGTTGGACAGGGCGGTTCATGTAGCCCTGGAAGAAAAGAGCCGTTACGTGGCCGAACGCATTGTCCGGACAGAAGCGGCCCGTGCCTGGGCTGATGGCTTCCATGCCCGTTACGATACGGACGATGATGTCGCCGCTTACAAGTGGACGCTGTCCAGTCGTCATCCTCATTATGACATCTGCGATATGTATGCCCAGGCAAACCTTTGGGGACTGGGGCCGGGTATCTTCCCAAAAGATAAGACGCCCGCATTGCCGGTTCATCCACACTGTCTCTGCCATCTGTCGCTGGTCTACGTGACTGAAATCGACACGAGTCGGCAGCGCAATCACATCAAGGATGGCGGTGATGCCTACCTCAAGCGGCAGTCACACGCAAAGCGCTGTCATCTGTTGGGAATTGACGGGGCCCACGCCTGGGAGCAGGGACGGGCCGACTGGCGCGAATATATGCGTAATTGGTCGGATGATACTGGAATCAGTCGATTTCATGTATTACCCAATTATGGGCAGGCGGTGATTCCTGATGGGAAAATATTCAAATATGCTTTAAACCCGGACCATCCAAAAGGCAAGTACAAAGCAATTGCCTTTCAAAAAGCATTAGGCTATAATTTAAGTAATGGTAATGAGCTTATTGAAAATGTAAGACGTCATTTGCCGATTGTTTTAGCCGTTCCCAACGGAAAATCATCGTATGGGAACAAGTATTTTGCAGATATGATTCTTGTAGGGCCTAATGGTAAATCTGCAAAGGTTAGAACTTGTTGGCAATTTGATAATGGGGAAAGCGCCCCGAGGCTTACAAGTATCTATGTGAAGGATTAGATGTGGGTGGTTTTATGAAAGCACAAGAACTCGATGTAATTAGGCTAAAGAGTGGGCAAGAAGTTACTGTTTTAGATGTTTACCGTCGAAACGATGGGAAGTATGATTATCACGTAGAAGATGATAACAATATTGATTCGTTTATTAAAGAAGAGGATGTCGATTCTATTATTTGGCATTCAGTATAAAGCGTTTACCTGACGTAGGCGCTTTTTTGTTGCAATTTTATATCTTGTCTTTTCGCCGCCAGACGCGGACCGCAGACGTAAAAGAACGGTTCTTTTTTTATACCCAGGAGGTACAAAATGGCTTACACATTACAGCAAATTTTTGAAGCTTTAGGAAAAATCGAAAACGGCGGTTCTATGGTGGCTGACTTGCAGACCGAGATCAGCAAAGTACGCAGTGAAGCGGCCAATAATCGCATCTCTCGGAACAAGGTGCTGGACGCCCTTGGCTTGCGTGATGGCGATAATGTCGACGATTCTATCAAAAATTTAGCGACGACCTTGTCCGTCCTCCAGCAGTTAGGTGGAGACCCTCAGAAAATGGGGACGCAGATGGAAACACTGCAGAAACAGGTCAAGGATTTGACTGACAAATATACGGCCAGTGAAAAGAAAGCCGCCGAAGAAAAGGCAAAACGCATCCAGTCTGTCATGAAGTCTCAAGTCATGGCAGCTCTTACAGATGGCAAGGCCGTCAAACCGGATGTCTTTGCACAGGTGTTGCTTAGCAACATTAGTGCCAAAGATGACGGCAGCCTTGTCTACAAAGATGGGGATAAGGAGCTTTCGATTGTAGACGGCGTCAAAGGCTGGCTTAGTGCAAATCCTTGGGCCGTAAAAAATGACAGTCACTCGGGCAGTGGCTCGTCTGGCGGCAGCGGTTCCAGTGGCAAGACGTATACGATGGATGATTTAAAAGACATGTCCAGGGCCGAAATCAATGAGCACTGGGCGGATATCAGTAAAGGAGTGAAAGAATAATGGCAATCACCACATTTATTCCTACGATTTGGGAAGCCAGATTGCTGGCACATCTCGATAAAGCCTTGATTTACGGCAACTTATGTAACCGTGATTATGAAGGCGACATTTCCCAGGCTGGCGATACGGTTATTATCAATCAGATTGGTGATATTTCTATCAAGGACTACAAAAAGACGGAAGACATTACACTGGATGACGTCGATGGCACGCCGACCCAGCTCAAAATCGACCAGCAGAAATACTTTGCTTTCAAGGTCGATGATGTCGATGCCGCTCAGGCCAACGTCAACTTGATTGATGCAGCCATGCAGCGCGCTTCTTATGGCGTCCGCGATGTTGTGGATCAGTACATCGCCAGTTTCTACAAAAAAGCCGGCGTCACGAAAGGCCTTGGTACGGATGCCACGCCGCTGGCATTGACTACAGCAGCACAGGCCTATGAATCCTTGGTCGACCTCAAATGTGCATTAGATGATAAGAACGTCCGGGCAGACGGCCGCTTCGTTGTCGTCCCGTCCTGGTTCTATGGTCTGATGCTTAAAGACGAACGTTTCGTTGCTGCTGGTACGGCCAAGACTGACGCCGTCCTGTCCAATGGGTTTATCGGCACGGCGGCCGGATTCAATATTTATCAGTCCAACAACGTCCCGAATACGGCCAATGCGAAGTACAAAATCCTGGCCGGTACAACGGATGCCATTTCCTTTGCATCCCAGGTCACCAAGACGGAAGCCTTCCGGCCCGAAAAATCTTTCTGTGATGCTATTAAAGGGTTGTTCGTTTATGGGGCTCAGGTCGTACAGCCGAACGCCCTGGCTTGCATGACGGCAAACCCGACTGCCGGCGCGTAAGCCGATGGAATTGAAGATTGAGGTCCAGGGCCTGGATGAAGCGATTTCCAGGCTGGACCGTATTTCCAGAGGGGCACGGCAACAGCTTCGCTCGGCTATGCTGTCATCGGTCCGTGACGTTCAGCGGACAGCCCGTGAGAAGCATAAGTTTGTTACGCGTTCTGGTGAGGCTGAGCGATCCATTGAATCCAATGTCCAGTTCAGCGGGGATACCTGGGTGGGTACCGTCGGCACGACCCGAAAGATTACCATTTACCTGCATCAAGGAACGCCAAAGCATGTTATTACGCCGAAACGGAAGTTGGCCCTGCGCTGGACTGCCGGCGGCAAGTTCGTTTTTGCAAAACGGGTTTACCATCCGGGAACCAAACGAGATCCCTTCATCTTTAATGCAGCCAACGCCAATAAACGGCAAATCATCGGCCGGTTTGAAAATGCTGTCCGACGGGTTTTTGAGGAGGTAAAATGATGGAATTCATTACATTAGCAGATATTACAGACAACATCCTAACGTGCAGAGACTGTGACGTCGACTATGCCAATGATTACCTTCATCGTTTAGCCGCTTCTTTCAGCCTGTCTGACGCTGATATTCAACTGCCGCCGCGCCTGGCCATTAAACAGCTGGGAAAAGCGGTGGCCTGCCGGGAATGTGCCGCCTCTATGGTTGGCTCGGATACGACGGTTATGGTTGATGGCAGCCGTTCTGAAGATATTTATTTCCAGAAATATAAGATGTACGTCCAGATGGCAAAAGACCTGGAAAGCCGGCTGACTTATGCTGACTTTGCTGTCGACGGCATTGATGGCAGCGGGAAAGGGGGCGTCGGGGTAATCCGCTTATCCCGTGCATGATGAACCGATTCCGTCAGATTGCCAATGAAATCTGTGAGATTTTGAAAGATGAATTTCCTGATATGGTATGGCTGAATGCCGTATCTGGCCCGGCGTATCCGAAGGAACTGACCGGGTATATCTGCTGTGACTCGATTACTTACGAGCCATTCAGTAAGGGAAAGCGCCAGGCTTCGGCTGTCTTCACGATTGAAATTATTTCCCCGAATCCGAAAGGGAAAGAGACAGATGCGCAGTATATTGAAGACCTTGCCATGGAAGTTGATGAAGTGCTGCGCGAAAATGAAACGATTGATGGCTGGGCCGAAAGCAGTAACGTCGATAAGATCTTATTTGCTACGCCGGCAGGGATGACGAACATCGGCCTGGCCATTTTCCAGTTCACAGTTACGTATACAGAATAGGAGGGTGCTTATATGGCACGTAAATATGCAACACCGACAAATACCGGCTCTGTAGCTACCGCCGGCAAGGATTACCTGATTTACCTGAATACGGGCGAAACGGAAGCTACGCCGACCTGGACCTTGCTGGGTGGTCAGCGTAGTGGTGATTTGACGCGTAAGGCCGATTCTATTGACGCCAGCAATAAAACGTCTGGTGGCTGGAAGTCTTCGCTGGCCGGTCTCCGTGAATGGAGTATCGACCTGGAATCTGTCGTCATTTTGAACGATGCCGGCTCTCAGTTCCTGGAAGATGCCTTCAATGATGGTCAATTGGTCCATGTCAAGTTTGAATATCCGGATAAGAAATTCCGTACCGGTTGGGCGGCTGTTACTGATTTCAGCCTGTCGACGAAATACGACGATGCTGCCACGATTAAAGGTACGTTGTCCGGCAATGGCCCGCTGTCTGAATTAACGACAGCTGGCGCGTAAGGAGGATTGAAGCATGAAGAAAGTTCCCTTTGATTTGTTCGGTGACGGGCAGTATATGTACTTCAATATTGCCCGTCTGATGCAGTTGGAACAGGCTTGCGGCGAAGGCATCAGTACCATCGTCAGCAGGAACGAATTGAACCTGAATGTCCTGACGAAGATCTTCATGATTGGCCTGGCCCATCATAAGAAGCACAATGAATTGTGGTACGCAGAACACATCCAGGAATTGCTTGACCAGGGCAAGAGCCTGGAAGAAGATTTCTATATTCCGGCCGTTAAGGCCATCGCCGGCAGTGGTATTCTCGGAAAGGCTGCTTACTATGGCGCTTTCCCGGAAGAACTGACGGAGAAAGCCCGGCAGGACGTAGCTGACGAAAAAAAAGATTAGAGGCGGAGGGGGCCAGCGATAAGCCGCCCCCGTCTTTTTATGAATGGCTGGAGTGGGCAGAATCGCAGGCTTATGGCCCATTAGGACTCAAGCCATGGGAGTTCTATCGGTTGTCTCCCATGGAATTGAGCAAGCTCATTGATGGCTACCAGGTACGCCGGGAAGATCAAGCGTTTACGACGGCCTGGTTCGTCAGCAACATGATAAGCGTTCACACTAAGCATCCCGTACCGGCCAAAGAATTGGCCCGGCCGTTCCTACATGAAAAAACAGACGGCGAACGGGAACGCGAACGCAAGGCATTTTTAGAATCATTCAAGAGTCAACGAGAGGAGGCGGGATTTGATGGCGACAGTGACGAGTATCTTGGTCAAGATTGGAGCGAATAGCTCCGAGCTTCGCAGGGAATTGTCGGCTACGAAGGCCGAGTTAAAATCTGCATTGGGAGAGGAAACGTTATCGGCATCGAAGGCCGCAGTCATGAGTATTGCGGGGGTAGCCGCTTCCCTCGGTGCATTAGGCGTCAAAGCCGTCCAGGCGGCCGGGAACTTCCAGCAGGTCCAGGCGGCTATGACAAATATGCTGGGGAGTGCAGAGCGGGCCAAGAACCTGCTGGGGCAGTTACAGGATTTTGCGGCCAAAACACCTTTTGAATTCAATGACGTAGCTGCGGCTTCGCAGAAATTCCTGGCTTTTGGCTTTACGGCCGAACAAATCATCTCGACGCTGAGAGCTGTCGGTGATGCCGCTGCCGGCGTAGGGCTTGGGAAAGAAGGTATTGACCGGATTACCTTGGCCTTAGGTCAAATGGCGGCCAAGTCGAAAGTCCAAAGCGATGAAATGTTACAGCTGACAGAAGCAGGCATTCCAGCTTGGCAGATGCTGGCCGATAAAATCGGCACGTCTGTCCCTCAGGCCATGGATATGGTTAGTAAGGGAGCTGTCGACGCTCAGACGGGTTTGCAGGCGCTCGTTGGTGGCATGGAGGAAAAGTTTGGCGGCATGATGGCCCAGCAGTCCCAGACGATTACAGGCACCTGGTCGAATATGATGGACGGCCTCAGCCAGTCGGCTATTGCCGTCGGGCAACAGATTTCGGATGCTTTGAATTTACCGGATCTTTTTTCCTCGTTGGGAGATAGTTTACAGCAGTTTGCCAACCTCGTAAAAAATCAGGGTATCGGAGAAGCCTTGTCGCAGATGATTCCTCCAGAAGTGGAAGTTGCCGCGGCTGGTCTTGCAACAACTCTTACAGTGGCAACGATACCGGCACTGCAATCATTCGCCCTCAATGCAAAGCTGGCCGCTGCTCCGTTGGCTGGTTCTTTCCTGACAGGACTCAACACGTTGAAAAATGCATTAGCTACGATTCCTCCAGGTATGGCTGCCGCAACTACCAGCTTCACGTTGATGAAAACTGGGGCTGTATCTGCGGGGACGGGGTTGTTGAGCTTCGCAGGCAGTCTCAAAGGAGCGATTACGTCATTACCGCAAGCAATCGCAAGTATTGGCCGACTAGTACTGGCTTTTGGTCCACTGGGAGTAGTCGTCGCGGCTGTCGGGGTGGCTATTGCTGCCTTTGTCGCATCGGGGCATAACTTAACCGATTTCTTGAATGTCGTGCCTGGGACCATGGACGCCGTGAATATGGCCGGCACGGCATTGAAACAGCTATGGGGTGAATTGGGGCAGGCTATCAGTAATTTGGTTTCTGCCGCTGCCCCTTTGATTACCTTGCTGGCTACGGTATTTACGGCAGCTATTTATGCTATTATCGCAGTCATCAACGTCGTCGTTGCGGCCTTGTCGTTGTTCTTGACCGTCATTACCAATACCATTACGGCGGGCATTGCCGCGTTTAACTGGTTGTATGATGGCGTTTCATCGGCGCTGAGCCGCGTGGCCGACGCCCTGGGGGATATGGCCAATTCAATTCTGCCGGACTGGGCCAAGAGCGGGCTGGAAACTATTCGCAGCTTTGTGAAGACCGCTATCGGATGGCTGCAAAGCCTCATCCAAAAGATTTTCCAGACAAATAACGCCATGAGTAACGCCGGCAGTGGCATGACGTCTGAAGAAAAAGCCAAGCGTCAGGCAGCGCAGGCCATCCATGACAATCCGCCGAAAGTATCCGATGACACGGACTATACGATGCCTACATTCGGGCAATTTGGTGGTGGTGGAAGTGCTGATACTGGTGGTGGTGCTGGTGGCAGTGCTGGCGGTAGTAGCGGAGCGTCTGGCAGTAGTGCAAGTGCAGGCTCTTACGACCCGCGAGCTGGGGCCATTTACAACGCTAAGGCGCTTAGTGATCTTCCATATGGCACGGGTGACGGGCAAGTTGTTTGTACGACATACATTGAAAATGCCTGGTCGAATGCCGGGGTATCGAATGCCTGGGATCTAGGTCCCAATGCAGATTACTGGGCTCAAAATGCAGGCGGTGCTTTTCATCCGGCAAGTTCTGGGTATACTCCCAAACCTGGTGACGTGGCTATCACGAATGACGGTGAAGGTGACCCTACCGGCCATGTCATCATGATTGATGAAAACGGTACTGGTTATTATGCCGCTGGTGGCAGTGCTGGCGTGTCTACGCACTATAGCACGGACCATCGTCAGGCCTTTGATGTCTATGGCTATATTAATATGGCCGAATATGCTGGTTTTTCGGATACTGGTGGACATCAAGCGCGTCAGCCTCAATTTAACTGGGACCAAAGCGTTTATACGCAGGCCATTAAGGCCGCGGCTTCAGCCTACAATCAAGATCCGGCGCTGCTGTTAGCCTTGGCCATGAAAGAAAGTGGCGGCAATACAGTCAGCGGCATTTCGATGGATGGTGGCAATGGTGGCGGCATGATGCAGATTCTCAGTGGAGACCAGGACGTTGCCGATGGCAATGGCGGCCGCGTGAAGATTAGCGACTTGTATCCTGATTACCAGAGCAACGTCTATTCCAATGCCTTGGCTGGGGCGGCCATGTTACAGGACAAAATCAATGCTAATGGCGGCGATGTATGGGCTGGTGTGGCCGATTATTATGGCGGCAGTGATAAGGCAGAATATGCTGCTGAGATTCAATCTAACTACAATCAGGTCAAGGCTCAAGGTGCTGGCGGAACGGGTAGTAACGATTTTGCCCAGCGTATGGTCAATTATCGCAAGAAGATGGCTGACCAGGCACTCCAGACCCATCAACAGATTGATGACAGTTATGCCCAGTCTACGGCAACGCAGGTCGAGCTAACAGACCGTAAGTTCCAAAAAGAATACGAAAAATTGAATGAGTCCAAGGCCTTCAATGCGAACTATCAGAAAGACAAGGAAAAATTGGACGCTATGTATGCCCAGGAACATCTGAAAGCTGTCGAAGCTGATGCGCAGAAGGAAGCGCAGATTAAAGAAAAGGCTGTCACGATGGCCGCCGATAAAAAGACCAATGCGCCGGCACTGACTGATACAGCCAGCGATAAGGAACTGAGCAAGATGGAAGCCGATTATGATAAGGCCATTACATCCATCCAGTCGAAATGGCAGCAGTACTCTGCCGACTACGCAGGGATGACTCAATCGCAGAAAAATTTGTTCCTGAAAGCCCTGGACGAAGAAAACATTGCCTATGAAGTGTCAGCTGATGGCCGTTTATCCTTTGCCAAGGAAATCTATAACGAAGAGCTGGCCAAGTACAAGGAATTCATCGACCAGAAAACAGCCTACTTCCAGCAGGCCAAGGACATCGAGGCCGACATTGAAGAAGCCAAGAACCAGGTATCTATAGAACGGCTGCAAGCCGTTTTGAGTGACGCCAATGCTATCCGGCTTAACGACTACGAGGCCCAGAAGGCCATGATGGAAACCTACCAGGAAACGTATTTGGCCGCTCATGCGACAACGGCGCAAATGGTGGCCGACTTGTATGATAAAGCCTTCAGCGGCCTCAGCTCAGCCATTACAGACACTATCATGGGGACGAAGACGCTGGGGCAGGCCTTCCAAAATTTGGGGAAGTCGCTGATTCAGGTTATCGTCGAGTTTTACGCCAAGCAGTTGGCGGGGATGCTGGTCAATAGCGCCATGGCAAAATCCCAGACGTCAGCGGCTGTAGCACAAACGGCGGCTGAAGGGGCTTCCATGGCAGCGGCTTTGGGGCCAGCGGCCTTCTTCAAGTTAGTCCTCGACCCGGCATCTGCGGGGGTAGCTATGGGACTTATGACTGCCGGCACAGCCGCTGCCCTTAGCAGCTCCATGACGTCGGCTTTTACGGGCCTGGGGGCTTTATCTAAAGGCGGTTCCACCTGGAGTGACAAGCAGTCGTCCTTGGCATCGGCTCCCTGGAATGGGCCGAAGCTGGCTTCTGGCGGTATCACCAAAGGCGATACGATTGCCATGATTGGTGAAGGGCACTACGAAGAAGCCGTTTTACCGCTATCCCGGGATAAGTTTGAACAGCTCGGATTGATTGATCATGAAAAGTCGGTCAATAACGTGTCCATGAATGTCAGTACGCTGGACTCGTCGTCCTTTACGGATTTCCTCCGTAACGGCGGCTTGGATACCATCCGGCAGGCATTGTTTGAAAATGACCGTAATTTTGCAACGGAAGCGGGTGTATTCTAATGGCTTTACGGAAATTCCCGATTGAACTGAATAAGCTCAGCTGGTCCAGTACGAAAGCCATGAGCTGGAACACCGAAGTGCAGACATCCGGCAGCGGCAAGGTCCGGACGATGACCAACTTGCTGCTGCCGAACTGGACCATTGAAACGAAATTTGTCTATTTGACCGATGACGAATATCGTAAGCTGTTGGGTTTTGTGGCGCTCTGTAAGGGCGCCTTTGAACCTTTCTTATGGAAAGACCCGGAAGACTACCAGGAAAAGAATCGTCAGCTTCCTATGGTGACGGCGGGGACCTATCAGGCCATCATGGCCATGGGCGATTATGTAGAGCCTGTGGAATACATTGAAAACGTTACCGTGTGGGTCGATGGCCAATTACAGAAAAGCTCGACTTATTCAATCGTGAACGGCTGCATTGTCTTCCAGACAGCACCGGCCGCAACGGCCATCGTCAAGGCCAGCTATACATACTGGTGGAAAGTCATGTTCAAAGACGACGGCCTGACTATTGAAAAAGTTTTCCAAAATATCAACAAGACGAAGTCGTTCAAGCTCGTGACGGTGAGGTGATGACATGAAGACCGTAGCAAAAGACTTGGAAACATATTTGAATACGGCAAAGAATATGACGTCCTGCGACATCTACGAACTGACCCTGTTCAATGGCCCAACATACTACTACGCCGATACGGACATGGACATCCCTTACGATGGCCATGTTTATAAGCACAATGCCCTGCTCATCAAGCGGGACCAAATCAAGCTGAACAGCAGTGTTGTCGTCGACACGATGACTATTACAATCAATGCTGATACAAAGGACTTGATTGGCAGTGCCCCCGTACTGCAAGCGGCTCATGATGGTGTCCTGGACCGGGCGAAGCTCCAACTTCGTCGCTGCTTCTTCCGGGATAAAACCATTGTTGGCTGCATCTCTCTTTTTGGCGGGACGGCCGAAGTCAAAAGTGCCGGCGGTATTAAATTGCAGCTGAGTGTCAAAGCTAAGACGCAGGGCCTTAACATGCAATTCCCTATTCGGAAATATTACCCACAGGGAACTTACTCGGCCAATGATAAGAGTCAGGTCATCTCCAGTAAAGACACGGACGATACCTGCCTTATCGCGCCCTTCGTACCCAGAAAGGAAGTGCTCATATGACAGATGGCGAAAAAATCGCAGCAGCGGCCATGCCTTGGCTGGGAACGCCTCACGTCAACCAGGCGCGGGTTAAAGGCATCGGTGTTGATTGTGGGATGTTGCTGATTGGAGCCCTGGAAGATGCCGGTCTGATTGAGAAGGGAGCCATTGAAATTGCTCCGTACTCTAATGAATGGCATCTACACCATAGCGAAGAATGGTTCCTGTCTTATGTGAAAAAATACTGTGTACCTGTCACCGAGGCTGATATGGCCATCGGTGATTTTTTGATGTATAAGTTTGGCCGATGTGTCTCACATGGAGGCATCTACATCGGCAACAACCAGATTATCCACGCTGTTATCGACCAGGGCGTCATCTTATCGGATTTGAATGACGTCATGTTCCTGGACTGCCATGGGAAAAGCCGACTTCGCGGCATATATCGTTTTAAGGGGGTGAAATAATGGGCATATTTCGCGGCCATACGACAACCATCCGGGGAAATAAAATTGCAGATTTTACAGTCAGCACGGCCGAATATGGTGCGCCTGTCCCAGAAATTTTAGGGACGACCCGCGTCAGTGGCAACGTCATTTATTACGATGATTTTACGGCCCATGAACACCGGGAAACACAGCGTAGTGGTAAGGGTGGCCACAGTAAGACAGTCACGATTTCTTATACCTATACAGTGGCGGTCCTTATGGGACTTTGTGAAGGTCCGATTAGCGGCCTTAAACGTGTATGGGTTGGTAAAGAAATCTACAATTATCCGGATTCCAATATACAGATGACGCTGTGGAAAGGGACACAGGACCAACAGCCCTGGGCCTATGTTACCGGCAAACATCCAGATAAGGCTCTCCCGTACACTGGACTAGCTTATATGGCCGGCGTTATCGATTTGGGCGATAGTGGCAGTATGCCGAACTACAACTTTGAAGTAGCTGGTAAGTTGCTGGATACGGGCGATGGCGTCGACGTCAATCCGGCCGACTATATCCGCTATGTCCTCGACAAAGTCGGACTGAGTAAAGTGGAAATCATTGGCCTGGACAACTATCGGAAATATTGCGCCGCTGCGGATCTACTGATTTCTACGCCGCCTGATGAAACGCAGTCGAAAAGTGCCAGGGACATCATCAATGAAATTGCGACATTGACGAACGCCTATGTCTTCTGGTCGAACGACACCTTTAAAATTGTGCCTCTGGACGACCGTACTTATGCTGAATGGACTCCGAACCGGACTATCCTGTATAACCTTACAGCAGATGATTTCATCCCGCAGTCTGGCGGGGCGCTGGTAACGTATCAGCGGAAAGACAGCAGTGAAGTCTATAATCAGTTCCCCGTAGAATTCATCAACCGTGCCAATGGGTATGAAAAGGAAACTGTCAGCTATGCGGTAACGGATGACATCGTTGATTATGGCCTTCGTCAAGCCAGTACGACGCAGGCCCACTATTTCTATACGAAAGAACGGGCCGTAAAACTGGCAGAATCGTTGGCCAGGAATGGCAAATACAGCCGGAATAAATACACGTTCAAGTTGGACTGGTCTTTCTGCCGGCTCGAAGTCGGGGACCTGGTCACCTTGACGGACGTGAATTGCGGCCTAAATAAGCAGGTCGTGCTCATTGACAGCGTTACAGAAGGAACGGACGGTCTGCTGACTTTCACAGCGATTTCACGTCCTGATGGGAAATACAGTGAAGCAACGTATGATGTCCACGAAACGGACCGGCCGTATATCAATTACAATCAGCCGGCACCTGATACCGCAAAGCCTGTCATCTTACAGCCGCCGGCAGACCTTACACAAAATGGCCTGGAACTCTGGATCGGTGCTAAAGGTACGGCAGATATGTGGGGCGGCTGTGATGTTTTTGTCAGCGATGATAATGAACACTATCGCTTAGCTGGCCAAATTACCAACACCGCTCGGATAGGGACTTTGGCGGCTGCTGTGGCCAAAGATGCAACGACTATCGAAGTCGCCGTCAACGGAACGTTGCTGTCTGGATCCGAACAGGATGCCCAGCGGGGAAACACACTTTGTTGGCTCGATGGAGAATGTTTGTCATATCAAACGGCCAACCTGCTTACCAATGGCCATTGGCAGCTAACAGGATGCATCCGAGGACAATATAATACATCGGCCGTCACTCATGCTGCCGGCGTGCCCTTTGCCCGGTTAGATGCAACACTACTGCATGTCCCGTTCCGAAAGGAAGATGTCGGCAAGAAAACCTGGCTCAAATTCGCCTCCTATAATATTTTCGGCTCAGGAAACCAGAGTCTGGCCGATGTGAAGGCTTATGAGTACACCATCATGGCGTACTACATCCCGCCAGTATCTGACCTGCGAGTTTACAACCGTTATCGCCAGATGCCTGATGGCGTCGTACGGTATGACCTGGTAGTCTCCTGGACACCGCCGGAACTGCAAAGCTACCTGAGCGGCGAAGTGTGGTATAAAACAGACCATCAGCAGGTCCAGAACGTCACCATCAAAGAAGGAACTGCCGCCGATAAAGCGGGCTTCGATGGAGAATGGATTTTTGGTGGCAGTGGCAAGAACCAGGTTGTCATCCCGCAGGCTGTCGTAGGGGATGTCTATCGAATCTGTGTTTGCACCAAAGATGAATGGGGCGCTTCGACGTCGCCAGATACGGCGCCTTCCGTCGATATTCTGGTGGCGATGAGGACGGAAATACCTAATACACCTGATAATGTACTGATAACTTTTGGGACTGCCTCAGTTGTGTCCTGGAAGGAAGTTACAAATACAGACGTAGCTTTTTATGAAATCCGCACAGACCAATACCCTGGCCGTGAAACAGACGCGATGTTGGCTCGGACAACAGATACATCATGCACTGTATCGCTAAGTACTCGAACGGGTAAACTATATGTCTATGTTAAATCAGCAGTTGGTAAATATAGTGCTCCTGCTATTATTACGTACAACAAACCCGTCCCGGTAAAACCGGACGCCCCGGTCGTGACGCCTAAATTAGGCGGCCTCAGTATAGTGGCCCAGTCCGTCCCGACAGATTGTATCGGAGTGAAATACTACATCAACTCCGCAGTCATCTCATCGGTCAATAATCAGCTGGCTTACACTTGTGACGCGGGTATCTATGATGTGACGGTCGCATTTTACGACCTTTTCGGCGTCGGGCCGCAGTCCCCTGCAACTCGATGTGTGGTAAAAGCCCTGGTAGACTCGTCGCTGCTAGCTGACCAAGCCGTAACCCGGCAAAAAGTAGACCAAGTCATTGACAAGGCCGTTCAAGATACACAGACGACTCTCCCACAGCAAATCCAGGCCGCCGCGGCGTCGGCAGCCAATGACCTATCCGCGGTCATCACTGAGCTCAATAAAGCTCCAGGCGATAGCAGCTATAAGTCTATCTCGGATCTAAAAACGACGACAGATGGACTAACATCTACTTTTGCTACGCAAAAAGCGTCCCAGGACAAGGTCAACTCGTCGGTGGATACCCAAATCAGCCAGATCAAGCAGGACGCCAGTACGTTGTCGTCGACAGTGTCGGCCAACAAAGCGTCCCAGGACAAGGTTAACTCGTCGCTAACGTCTAAAATCACGCAGACGTCGGATGCCGTGACTACTGTGGTTTCTAATCTCAATGACTCGACAAAGGCCCAGTCATACTCGGCTATCGCTCAGATGAGCAACGCCATCGCGACGAAAATCACACAGGGCGACATGACGTCTTACCTGCAGCAGGATCATACTGGGTTTTACATCAAAGGAAGTCTCGTTAACATAGACGGGACGACCAAGATTGGCAACAATATCATTACAAACAACATGATCCAGAGCAACGCCGTCACAGCGGACAAAATCAACGTCAACAGCCTTTCGGCCATCACGGCGACTATCGGAACCCTGCGGACGAAGGCCAGTGGGGGGCGAATGGAGATCCATGACAATTTAATTTTGATTTATGACAATAACAATGTTCTTCGAGTGAGGATGGGGGTGTGGTAATGCCAGCTGGAATCCAAATATATGATGAGAATGGAAGCCTAACATTTGATATGTCTAAAAACGTATGTCATCTTTTGGGGAGTTTTACAATCCCGAAGAATACAGGTGCAGGAAGCAAAACGATCCCAATTAATAGAGGACACACATTATTTTGCTATTGTATTTGCGATACACCAGAGTTTTTACAAGATATAGGAATCAACGGAAACACTATTAACTATATGCCTAATACGCAAATAACACCTAATAGCGATGCAATAATATACTACGGGGAGTTTTAACCAATGGCAACATACATAGAGATAAGTAATAAGTCTAAAATTTTAATTAACGATGAGTGGCATAACTTTTCGTTGATCGATATACATACTATCACAGCAAACAATGGAATTGTAAAATTCTCATGTGCCCCTAACGAATTAGTTTTTGCACAAGTACAAGATGCTAACGTTGAATTTAATATGAGTCGCGATTTAAGCAACCTTGAGATGACACTGTTAATAAATCGCAGACCAGCTACCGGAGTGGCAGTTAAAATTTACCGATTTAGTCAGCAATCAACATCACAAAATGCGCCTTTACGGATATTCAATGGACGCGGGGTTGAAATATTTAACAGTAATTTAAAGTATATGAACGTAATAGACAATAGAGTATATCCTGGTGGGAAAACATATCCCTATGATATTGCCGTGTATTGTCCGTATAACTATGAAGTTGATGCGTCAGGGCACGTTTGGTATCGAAGTTGGTATATGATGACTAATAGGTTCGTTAAAGTTACTGACTCTTATAAAGTACAGTACTTAGATTCGTTAAAAACATTTGGAATCGCCCCAGAAATGATTATAGATGTATCAAATTTGTAGGAGGAATGAATCATGCAAAAAGAATATAAAGTAAATGGGAAAGTCACATATCCGCAGGGAGCTGCATCCCGTACGACGTATACGCTTATCGATGACGTCGGAAACATGATTAATTTAAATGCCGATACCGATACGGATTTTGATTATGGGGATGCAGTCGTCATGACCATCACCAAGAAAAGTGGAGTAAAAGCTGATGCCAGCGAAGCCCCGACGACCGTAGACCCCGTCACCGGCTCCGTAACGACAGGTAACACTACTGACACAGGTACTCAGACCGCACCCACGGCCGCTACGGAAACGGAGGCAAAGTAAATGAAGAAGCAGGCTTATAAGCTAAGCCAAATGGAAATTTTAAAGAATTTTAAAGAGAATTTTTACTTTTTAGTTGTTGACTTAGATGGGTTGGATTGAGAGGTGCTTTTATGAAACGACAAGCGTTCCAGCCCGGAGAGATCCGGGACGAGCAAGATAATATCATACGACCGGGTGCTTATGGTAAAAATACAGCTTTGGCGACGTCGGATAATACGGGGATTTTGGATTACATCATCAATAATTTTCAAGCACTGTTCGATATGATAAGCGGTGCCTGCGTGTATGTAGAAGAACTGCCGATAAGCGGTGATACCGATAAACTATATGTCGTCAAATCAACGGGCAAAACATATCGGTGGGACGGAAAGCAGTTTATTCTTGTATCTGAAGCTGTTGATGGATTAAGTGCATATGAAATTGCAAAACAAAACGGATTTACCGGCACAGAAAAAGAGTGGCTTGAGTCATTTCGAGGCGAAAAAGGAGATCAAGGTGAAAAAGGCGAGAGCATTACGGGTGCAACTGTAGATAGCGACGGATATTTGATGCTTAATTTAAGCAGTGGACAAAGTATTAAAACAGAGCTAAAACCGATTATTGAAGCAAAGCAGTATGCAGATAATGCGGGAGCTAGTGCAATTCAGGCAAGAGAAAGCGAAATGAATGCGGCCACCTATGCTGATAATGCGAATGAGTCCAAAACAGCCGCTAAGACAAGTGAAGTAAATGCCAAGGCTAGTGAAAAATCAGCAAAGTCTTCAGAAGAAATAAGTTTAGCAAAAGCAGAAGAAGCGTTGGCTAGTGCCACATCAGCGTCTAATAGTGCTACAAATGCTTCTGAAAGCGAATTAAACTCTGCTAAATCAGCAGAAAGAGCAGAGGACTCATACAATAAAACGGCCAGTATACAAAGCGATTTCCAGGTGATATTGGATACTGCCAAAGCATCTGAAACAAATGCTTCCAATTCTGCAAAAGAAGCTAAAACTTCCGAAATAGCAGCGGCTACTTCTGCAAGTAATGCTTCTACCTCAGCAGAAAAAGCTAAGGCTTCTGAAACCAATGCAGCAAATTCCGAGTCTAATGCATTACAATACAAAGATTCGGCTCTTGAAAGTAAAACTGCTTCCGCAAACTCTGAAAGCAATGCATCTAAATCAGAGATAAATGCAAAAGCAAGCATGAATGCAGCATCAGCATCAGCAACGTCTGCAAGCACATCTGCAACAAACGCAAGTGTATCAGAAGGGCATGCAGCTACTAGCGAAACAAATGCAAAACAAGCTTTGGCGGAATCACAAAGAATACAGAAAGAAGTAGAATCTGCATTAACTAAGGTAACTGGTTTTGCTAAATACGCTGGTTCTGTTGATAACTACAGTGACCTCCCTTTAACGGGAACGAATACTGGCGATGTTTGGAATGTCGTAAATGCTGATGCCACCCATCAAATTAAAGCTGGCGATAATGTTATTTGGAACGGGAAAGGCTGGGATAACCTATCTGGTTTCGTTGATTTGTCTAATTACCCAACAAATAAGGACGTAGCAAAAGCAATCGTCGATACTACATATTCTGGCGGTACGATTACTTTTATTCATAAAGATGGAACAAAGTCTACGGCTACTATTGGAGATACTTCGCACGCTATACAGGCAGACCAAGACGGCGAAGGTAATGTTATTGCGGATACGTACTATAAGAAAGCAGACGCTTCTACTATCCATCAATCATTCCAAAACCAGATAAACTCTAAACAGGACAAACTTACATTTGATAAGATTCCTACTGCCGGTAGTACCAACCCGGTTACATCGGATGGCGTCAGAAAGGCGATTGACGAAAAAACAGTAGACCTCAGCAATTACTACACCAAAGCACAAGTCAATACTGCTGTTAGTACAGCCAAGACTGAAATAGAAGAAAAGATTCCGGCTGTTACGGTATCTGGGAACACAATCTCCTTTGGTAGCGTTACGATTGGGGTTGATTAAAAATGACAAAATATATCAGTGTAACAAAAGCGGATGGGGGTTTACAATACATTAAACTTGTAGATACAAAAGAGTACGGTCATAGCTATTTCCCGGTTTTATGCTCTGATAACGTGACCAGATATGCAATGCTTGGGGAAAGTTCTGATGCTAATGCGTCAGATTTGTGGATAAAGCAAAACGGCGTAAAAAAATACGTAATAAGACAACCCAATGTTACACCAGCTGTCTACTTAACGATGGGTAAGTATACAGATATGTACGGCTTTACCAATACTGGCGCTTTAAAATTTGGGGCAATCAGCGGCACGTTTACGTACAACAGTAAAACAGTTACCGTCATAACGTTTGAGTTTTATAACCCGTATGTCGATTTTGCTATGCAAATCGACGGCGAAACAAGTGGAACTTATAACGCCAATGTCACGCTAATAGATCCTGATACGGATAAAAAAGGAAGTGTATATTTTAGTGGCATGTATTATCAGAGCTACAGTAAGGCATTTATTGGCGGACAGGCACTTTACAGCGGCAATTTATACGATTTTTTCTCAGCTAGTAACGTTGGAAAGAAGTATGTGATAAAAGTCGATATTGCAAAAGTTTAGGTCATATACAAGTTCACTTTGCAGGAGGCATAAACATGGAATGGTTAGGCATCATTGGGCCCGTGACGGCCCTGTTGCTGGCGTTAGGGGCGTTATTTAATTTTTCGGTTATAAAGCCTTTAAATAGCGCTATTCAAAATTTGAGTAAGGCTATCGAGCATATGCAAAAGCAGTTACAGGACGTGGATAACAAAAGGCAGGAACAGGCAGAGAGACTAGCAATAGTGGAGTCATCTGTAAAGTCTGCGCACCACCGGTTGGATACGATAGAAAAAAGGATATTATGAAAAAGAAAATCATAGCCCTTGGTCAGTGGGGGCAAAAGCACTGGCTACAGCTCATCGTCATCATGGGCGTCGTCATGATGACTTTCCTCGTCCTCGTCCTCGCCAGCTGGCTCATCGGCTACTGGGCGAACGCTCTCCTGGGGACGCGGTTCGAGCTCACGAGCTGCTGGAGCGGCGTTGCCGCTGTCGCCAGTGGCATGGCAACCATTGTAGGCTTGAGCAAGGCGTGCTGGACTAAACTTAGTATCGACAGCCAATACAACAGCCCTATTGGCAGACCGCCGACAAATATGGGCACAGGGATAATTAATACAGGAAAAATGGAGGCAAATAAAGATGCAGGAACGCGTACGTAAAATTGTAATGGATTATTTCAACAGTCATGTCGATGTTACGAATAAGAAAACAATCACGATGGATGATGTCTTCGTCGTCTGGTTTTGCAAAACGCTCCAGAACTGGAAAGCACTCGTCAGTACAACCATTTCGGATGGCATGTACTACGAAGTTACACACAACGGCGACAAAAACGAAACCTACGTCGACGTTTACAAGAAGTGGGAAAATTACTGCGTAAAAGATTAGGAGGAATATATATGAGTACAGTTAAAGCATTTATCAGCCAGCCTATGAGAGATAAAACTGACGAACAAATTTTAGCAGAGCGGACCCGTGCGATCAAAGCGATTAAAAAGCAATATGGTGAAGACGTTGTTGTGTTGGACTCGCTTTTCCAGGGAGCACCTCATGATGCTAAGCCGTTGTGGTTTTTAGGCCAATCCATCTTGATTTTATCGCAGGCCGATGTGACATATTTCATCGGAGATTGGAAAAAATACCGTGGATGCAAAGCAGAAAATATGCTGGCTCATGAATATGGAATTAAAACGATTGAAGAATAGGAGGCGCACATATGAAAGTAATTGATATTTCTGATTGGCAAGAAGGCATTAACTTTGACGATATTGTCAATGCTGACGTAGAAGGCGTAATCATTAAAGCGTTGAACGGACAATCTCCGACGGCTTGCGTCTATGATTTCATCGGCGAATGTCGTAAACGCGGCTTACTTTGGGGCGTCTATTGCTATACTCACGCCTGGACTCCCGACGAAGCCCGCGTAGAAGCACAGGCTATGCTGAATTTGCTGGGCGGTGAAACGCCGGCGCTGGGAATTTGGTACGACATTGAAGATGATCCCGACACGCTACCGAATCCGGTCAAATGGCTGACCGGAATTGCTGATCCTACGGGTCGATGCTCGGCGTTTATTTCAGAACTCAACGCGGCCGGCCAGGCGGCTGGAATCTATGCTGGTTATTACGCCCTTCGCGATTACATCGCAACGAATGAATTGGCCGACTATGTCCCGATTTGGTATAACCAATATAACGCAACATGTGATTATGCAGAGGTTTGCCACTTACCGCTGGCCGGATGGCAATACACATCGAATGGTCGTATTGATGGATGGGATTGGGGCCTGGACATAAACGAATGGTATATGTAGGAGGTGATCTTATTGTATCTGCCGCAGAGAACGGAGGTTGAAGCCATTGTCCAACAAAATAAAACGCTTATCATTGCTTGCTTGTTGCTGTTTCTGGTTGCTATTGCCGGCGGCTGGCTGGTGTACCGACACTACGATAGACAAGCAGCCAGCGACAATAACGATGTCCGACGTACAGTACAATCAATTACGGACGACAATCAGAGAGCTAGAGAGCAACTTGTCAACGCTTCAGATGAAATTGAGCAAGCTCGACAACAACTCGACGGCATTGCAAAATCAATTAACGACAGCCAACGAACGGCTGGCGAAAACAAAGAACTCATTGCAGACAGCCAACGTCTCATTGACTCAAGCCAGCAACGAATTGCAGAGGCAGAAAGAATCTTTGCAGACATTGACCGAACAAATTAATAAAATGACAAAAAAAGAAGCCCGCTTAAAACGGCAACGTGATACCTGGGCTGTAGCAGCCGGAGTGTTATTAGTCGGCCTTGCTATGAAATAGCTAGCACATAATATGTAATATAAAGAAATTTTTATTTATTGATGTGACCAGAGAACAAAACGAGAACAAAATACTTAAAACACAAAACAAAGGGGATGTGATAAAGGGACTCGATGCCTGAAATGTCCTGATAAAATAGGGCTTTTTAATGCCCGAAAAAACAGGTGAAAATCAATGAAAAAATGCCCGGCATGATGTAAGATTAGGTTGTAGTGTGTAGTTTGCAGAGACGGCCTTTAAATTTAAAGCCATCTGCTAGCCACTAACAATTTAAAAAGGCTTGTCGTATAACGACAAGCCTTTTTTTGCCCTCTTGACTTTTTCCCGGGGACAGCGTACGATGGAATCGTTCTAAATCTATGCAAAGGAAGAATGAATCATGTTTCACGCTATTCCCCTGAAATATGTATTGCCCCTCCTGGGCCTGACTGTGTCGGCGTTCATCTTCAATACGTCGGAATTCATGCCTATCGGCCTGCTCATGGACATTTCTCAGTCCTTCGCGATGACCGAGTCCCAGACGGGCATTATGATCACTGTCTACGCTTGGGTCGTGGCCCTGCTGTCCCTGCCGCTCATGCTCCTCGTCTGCCAGATGGAGATGCGGCGCCTCCTGCTGGGGACGATGGGGCTCTTTGTCCTGGGACAGCTGGCCTCGGGGCTGGCCCTGAATTTTCCCATGCTCATGGCAGCCCGCATCGGCGTCGCCTGCGCCCATTCTATTTTCTGGTCCATTGCGGCCCCGATGGCGACGCGCCTGGTCACGCGGACTCATCGGCCCCTGGCCTTGAGCATGATCGTCACTGGCTCGGCTGTCGCCATGATCTTCGGCCTGCCCCTGGGACGGGTCATCGGCCTCTATGCTGGCTGGCGCATGACTTTTCTGGTCATTACGGTAACGGCCCTGGCCGTGCTCATCTATTTGGCCTTTGTCTTTCCCAAGCTGGCCAGCGACGCCTCTTTTTCCCGCGACGACTTGCCCAAGCTGCTCAAGAATCCCGTCGTCATCAGCGTCTATGTCCTGTCCGTCCTGTTTGCGACGGCCTATTTCACAGCGTACAGCTATATCGAGCCCTTTCTCAAGACTGTTGCGGCCTTTAGCGACCAGGGCATCACGTCGACGCTCATGCTCCTCGGCGTCAGCGGCCTCCTGGGGAGTTTCGTCTTTTCCCGGTTTTACAATCATTTCCGCTATGGCGTCATCCGGGCCGGTCTGTTGGGCCTGGTCATCCCGTTCCTCCTGTGGCAGGCTGCTGCGGGCAGGGCAGGGACGATGGTCGCCGCCTGCCTGGTCGTCGGCTGTGCGTCGACGCTGTTCAACGTCACCTTCCAGGCCGAACTCATCCGCCACGTCCCGATGGGGGCAGCCCCGGTGGCCATGTCCATCTTTTCGGGAATCTTCAACGTCGGTATCGGCGGCGGGACCTGGATCGGCGGGCAGGTCACGGCCCATGGTCTGCTGCCGTATATCGGCTATGCCGGCGCAGCCATCGGCTTAGTCGCTGCCGTATATTGCTTTACGGCCTATTTCCATTTCCTGGGCAGGGCCGGAGAAAGTCATCAAAAAAATTCGTAAAAAAGACTTGCATTTTTCTATCTCTTCAAGTATAATATTAATTGTTCCGATTCGGAACGAGCTTGAAGTGATATTCCTCAATAGCTCAGTTGGTAGAGCAATCGGCTGTTAACCGATTTGTCGTAGGTTCGAGTCCTACTTGAGGAGCCATACAGGGGTGTCGCCAAGCGGTAAGGCAACGGACTCTGAC